AGTATGTTTTGTACGTGGGAATAAGTAGAATTTTGTTGACACCAATCGTGATTGGATTTTGGAATCAGTAGAAACTCTACGTGGGAACTGGTATTGCTTGTGACACATGTAAAGTGATGCGTGTCCAATGACACCACGTCGACACCATGACGTCAGCAAAATCGGGATTACAAAAAATCCGTTTCCCTCAAAAACACGAAAATCCTGTCGATTTTCCGGGTTACTTACGATTCACTCGAACTAACCTAACCACTTCCCTCATTAAACCCTAACGGAGGGGCAAGTTAACCCTAGCCGCAGGCGCATTAACGCAGTTCGCGCGGGGCGCTCACTCCAGAATGGTTTATCGTATACAAGATGGGCGTTACGACGCAATGCCACATCAATCCAAATGGGATGAATTCAGAACAGATGTTTATCAAACAAAACGTGATTTTGACACGTTTGCAAAACACACCGTTCATGACATTTCAAACACTTTAAGTGGAGGAAATGAAGAAGTCACAAGTTATGCTGACAAATTTATGAAACGGCAATCTGAACTCATTTATCAGAAAACACCAAAACGGCAAAAAACAGATAAAATGGCGAAAATGGCACGACGTCGTCCTGTTCGATTCCGAAGAGGAATCACGAAACGTCGTTTTCGGAGAACACTTCGTAGAACCCGCAAACCGTCCTTCAGACGTCCTCGCGGAAAGGGGTTGGTGCGAATGATTAAAAAGGTTGCTATGGACCAGTTAGAACCTAAAAGGTCCTTTCAAACTATCGCTAACGCTCCATTTAACAACAACGAAGTTGTTTGTTGGGCTCTTAACAGACTGACTCTTAACAATGCAACCGCTACAACGGATGCTGTTAACACAACGACCTTTAAGGCTCAAAAAGCATTCATTAAAGGTATTCGTGTTAGAGGTTTCGTTACAAACCTTTCAAACGTGCCTGCAGTATTCAAATTATACTGCTTTAAAACAAAGGCACGTAATAACAAGGACTTTACAACTCCTCTTGTTATCAATGGTGAACCAATGTGGTGGAACCCTGTCACGGGTAGAGAAGTAATTATATCAAATATGCCTGCAATCTTTCAGATTTCGCCAAAAGTTCATCCAAAGGCAGAACTAAAGAAGCTACGTGAATACACATGGAAACTTAACAGTTCGCGTAGAACAGAAGGTGCAACAGTAGCTGGAGAAACTTCCTTTGCAGCCGATGACACATCGGACACTGCACACTTTGATTTCTATATGCCAATCAATAGAAACTTCACAAAGAGAATCGAAGACACTGCTGATGGACTCGTTAAATTCACTGAAGAATATTATATGGTGTGCAAGGCAGATCCACATGCTTTTGATCTTGAATTCGCTGCTGCTAAACCACAGCTATCATTCACAAGCATTTGTTATTTCAAGGATGATTAAGATCAATAATAACATAACGGTCTTCGGTCAACTTGTGCATATCAGGCATTTCATTGCTGAATACAACGACATGGCATGGACCAATGATTTTGGTACACGATTCGTACTTAGGAGAATGAACAATTCCATCTTTCAACATCTCCAAAACTGAATAATTCAAATATTCCATCTGCCCACGGGCGACATTAATCATATAGATCAATTTACCTTCCTCAACTGCATAGCACATATCGTCACGTTTTCCAGTGGGCAAAACCTGCACATCAGAACCTTCCATTAAAAGCTTCTTCTGAAACCATGTCTTACCTAGACCTCCGAGATAGTCTACAACAAAGTGAATCTTTCGATCATCTGGTGGCTCTGCTAAACGAGATACGAGATCGACTTGCCAATCTCGAAGATCTCCTTCAACGGTTGGAACTTGACGACACATCAACTTCCTCATCTCACGGCACCCACGATTATAGCGGCCGAACAATGCAGGAAAACGATCCGCTATATCAAAGTCCGTGGGCCAACCGTCAAAGCCCTGTAGGAACTCCTTATACTGGTCCCAATCGCTCCGCTTACCAGCATCATCAGTCAGCTGTCCAAACTCTTCAAAGTCTCCGTCTTTCGAGCAGTAGTCCCTGTTCTGTGATGGATTACCTCGACAAACTTCAAGATGACAACGATGACCAAGAGCCATCTTTGCCTGACGCATAGACTTTCGTCCATTAAACCAGGCAAAACCTTGAAGATGTGGAGTTCCATTCTCTCCAACCTCACGGCCGTAGATTAAATACCTAACAGTATCTGGATATAGAGTACTGAGAAGCAACTCATCTTCAGCAGAATAGTTGTTAAGAGTGAAGCACCACTTCCTTACAGAAGTCATGTTTGGCCATTTTATGACCAATACCCAGAGGTGGGGGTAATACTGAACCCCACCACCCTTGGTCGATTTGGAATAAGTATGTTTTGTACGTGGGAATAAGTAGAATTTTGTTGACACCAATCGTGATTGGATTTTGGAATCAGTAGAAACTCTACGTGGGAACTGGTATTGCTTGTGACACATGTAAAGTGATGCG